CAAACAATTGGAGAAACTTTTGGTGCAGCAGCTCCACCTGTTCCTGCTGCACCCCCTATTGCAATGCCGGAAGTAGTTCCGCCACAGGTAGCCACAGCCAATCCGATTGTATTACCGAATCCACAAGATCGTTTCTTAGCAGAAAGGTTAGGAAGAACTTAGCATACGATCGCGTAAACGCTTGGCACGATCGCCGACCTGAGTAGCCCACTTAGAGTCCATCATTTCAACAGCCGCGGTTTCCCACTGGGAAGTTTGTACAGCCGCAAGAAAACGCTTAAACCCACTCAGGCGTGGATAGCCTAAGTTGAAACACATATTAGCCATGATACGTTGACGGTTATCGTCTAAGTTACGCCACCACGATTCATTTCTATCTAATTCACTACATACTATATCGATGTCTTGATCTAAGCATTCCCGAATTCTTTCTTCAGAGACCGGAGTGCCCACCTCCTGTCCGTGTTCTTCGTCTTTTGCCGTAATTAAATGCCCTACTCCCATAGTGGGGTAACCCAAATGATCTAAATATATCTCGTACTTGTACCCCTCGTCCATGATGAGTTCTTTCATTAATTTGTCTTTATCCATCGTCGTCTTCGTCGTCAAGACTCCTATAGTATTCCACAATCGCAAGAATATCCCTAGTATATCTTCTAATTTCTGCCATATTGTTGCTGATGTTTTCATAATCTTTAGTGGTTAAAGCGTAATATGCCTGTCTCGGTGCCTTTCCTTCCTCTACCAGTTTAAGGTATTCTTGAAGAATTTCGGGAGTAAGTATCTCCCAATCCACAGTAACCAATTGCATTTCCATTGGGAGGGGTGGATGAAACATGGGAGGTCGTTCTTCTATATTAACTACTTCAACAGGTTTTGTTTTCGCTCCTCCAAATTGAAACATAGAACACGCACCCAGAGTTAAAAGGATTAAAGATGCGAAGATGATTTTAATTATTTTCATCTACCCGCTCACGTTTTCGCCATCTTTTTTTTTACTTTTACCTTCGGGTTCTTCGGGTTTCTCGTCAAACTGATTAGGGTCAGTCAACTCTATCAATCCATCAAAAACACGCTTGGTTGCCTTATTAACTTTACCTTCCAGTAGTTTAGGTTTTGCTAAAGCTAGAGCGTCTAAATCATGGCGTGCGAAGGTCTGCTTGAGAGCGTTAACCTCACGCATATTCTCTTGATTCTTTTTGGTCAGGCTATCTATTTTAGCGTAGGTCTTTTGCTGTTCTTCTAAATTCTTTTTAATCTGCTCATTTTGTTTGGCAATTTCTCCCTCAAGAACTATTGCATTACCTTTGAGTATCGCAATTTCATCATTGAGTTTACCGATCCAAAAATAAGAGCCGCCAGCTATTAAGAACAATGCTATGCCTAGCCCAATGGAAAGTTTCATCCGCCCGGTTTGTTTTTAGCCTTTCCGATATTCAGCGCAAGTAAATCAATTAGTTTATATAACTTACCTATCCACACGTCGTCTTTAGGCGTCGGGGTTAGGGAAGCAACAATAGAACTAACAGTTACCACGATGGTTATGGTCATTACTATATCTAGTATAAGACTCATGGCTCCTCCTTTTCTTTTATTGTATCAATAATTTCTTCAATTCCACATTTTTCCAATGTGTCACAAGCAATCATTTTCATGACATCCTCCGAAACACCGCCTCTGGCGATAATTCTGAGGGCGTTAATAAGTTCGGTTTCCTTCTCTATCTGTGACAGTGTATTCATGTTTTTCCTCATCTTTAAAAAATAATGGATCAATGGCTACATAACGTGAACTGGGTCTGCCTCTGCCTTCAGTCTTAAAAGTACGTTCTTGAATTTCTCCACTGTTGGTTAATCTGTCAATAATTTCGCGGACTTCACGACGAGGCATGGAACGGAAGATTTCATGACGGTCTATATCACGTTTAGAGATACCGCCGTCTCCCATTTCACGGATATAGTTTAACACTATTTTGAACTTACTTTCCAGTTCACTACTAGAAACATATTTGCGACAAGCCTCTACTAGCAGTCGATCGTAGTAAAAAACGTAATCAATTGCCCACTTAGTAATTTCAGAGTCAATTATTTGGCAGCGTGGATTATCCGCTAATGCACCAATCATAGCCAAACGCATGGCTTTTTCCCGGGTTCGTGATAACAGCACTTCCAAGCCATCTTTTTCCAGAATGATCTGTTGGTCCACTAAAATCTTTTCTAGGGAAGCTAATAATTCTTTGGACGCATCATCGAAAGGGATGATTTGAGCATCCATTTGTAACATACCATTGTTGCGTATGGACTCATCAATTAAATTGACGCTTTCCCTCACGGCGTTTACCCAATCAGTGATATTACGAGGCGGCTCTGATACTTCGACCAGCTTTCCTACTACACGCGGTAATAAACTTTCACAGACAATAAAACGATTTAGGAACCCATCTGCTATACGCCCACTAGATAGCGAACCGTAAAAATTACGTGGCACGGTCATTCCCAAGAGAGTAACTGCCGGTTGATGACAATAGCGGTTCATCATTTCATTTATCTGCATGGGACTGGAATTCATCATGGAATAATTATCAGGACGAATGGTGCCATGACAACGACCCCAGCATTCCATTAATATTTGTATACCATCTTCTTTATTAAAATTACTGGATTGATTAACGGATTCTAAACGCTTACCAAACTCATCCATGATGGATATGTGAGCCGGTTTAAAGCGCAATGCAGAAAAAACAGCTCCGGCGGAAGTGTAGCCGTCCCCGGCTAGGAGATAATCAGCCTCAGTGGCTTCTAGTATAGTTTCAATAACGGTCTTGCAGTTTTCCTTTCCTTGCCCGGACTTGGCAACGTTCATGAAAAACAAGCTTGAGTAATTATTGAGATCGGTTTTATATAACCGACCGAGGACGACACTCCCCAATGCAAGAGCTGTTTGCATTGAAAGGTGCGGTTGCGATACGCGAGCAATGTCTTCCGCGTATTGCCATATATTTTTTAGAATTCCGGGGGCTTCTAACAGATTGTCTGGTGGCTGTATGTCTTCTTTTTTCTCAGCATAGAGTGGGGCTAATTTTTTGTTGGCTTCGTTATGAGCATGGGTTTGAGCAATACTCTTAACGGTGGTAATAATTTCTTCATCCGGCAATGGCGGAGAATTCTTAATGTTCCATTGGTTAAGAATAGCAATGGTTTCTTCGATAGAAAGATTCATACCAATGTACTTGCCGGCAAGACGTGCTGCCGTGTCATTGCGGCTGCCACTAGGGACACCTTCCAGCGTTAAGGGAGAGGGCACACTCAAGCCACCTTTGCCGTTCAGCATTTTAGAAATATTGCCTGTTCCCCCCGTAATGACTTCCCCTTTAATACTTTCTATATCTTCTACAGTGAGATCAGGCAAATCGTGGAAGCTATGGATGTCAAATCCCTCGTCCATTTTTGGTTCGTAAGTAGCACCACTGGAATGAGTATTGAAAGGAGCAATGACATAGCCACCTTTTCCTTTGATGTCTATTTCTTTTTCGATGGTTACCTTGTCACGGCGTGCCGTGTAAAGACCAAAGCCTATGCTGTTTTTATAATAAAAATGAACACCGCGCCCGGTAGTTACACGAAAGGGAGTAAAGGTCAAATTCTTGGCACACCAGCCGACGGCTTCAGGAGTGTCAGCATCCACCACGACGAATTCTCCACAGATGATAGCCGGTATAACACTATTGGTATTTTGAAACCAAAGGCGTACCTGTTGGTCAGTGGGGGCAGCTTCGGTTTGATACGCTTTCCAAGGTACAACAGACCTTTTCTCAGCGCGCGTTACTGGTATTACCTTAAAACCGTATTCAACAAATCCTAGGGCAATATCTAAAGCGGAGCTGTCCGGGCTTAGGCTCCAATCAATCACTTTACAAGACGTTCTGCTCTACTGGTCCGTAAATACTTTCCCAGTCTAATTTTCCGCCCGACTTGGAAATAATTTTCTTAGCTTCTTCTACGCGAGGCTGACGTTGTTTATAACGCCAACTTTTTATGGTAGTTAACTTGGTGTTAAAGAGTTCGGCTGCGGCTTCTTCCCCAACGAACTCAATATACTCCTTGAGACTCATCGACATTTTTTACTCCTTCTATTCAGAATGTATATTGACTTCACTATACATTGTGTTTGACATGAATGCAAATTAGTTTAAAATGATGGGGAACTATATAAAAGGAGAAGCAAATGGCTGATATAACTTCACGATTCGTCGCCCCCGGAGAACTGGTTAAAGAACAAGGAATTTGTTTGCTGGTTTACGGTGCTGCCGGATCAGGAAAAACTGTCTTATGTACTACTGCCCCGTCTCCCACTCTTATCCTGAGTGCGGAAGGTGGCTTACTTTCTATACGCGATAATACGGATGTCAAAGCGTTAGAACTAAGATCGGTGGCTGACATTAAAGAAGCTTATGAAACACTTTATGATAACCCTAATGCGTTCAGGACTGTGTGCTTGGATTCCATTAGTGAAGTCAGCGAAGTAGTTCTGGCTAACGAGAAGGCAAAGACCAAGGACCCGCGCGCAGCGTATGGCACCGTCATTGATGAAGTGATGGGCTTACTGCGAGCGTTCCGTGATCTGCCCATGGACGTTATTATGACAGCAAAAATAGAGCGTGTCCGTGATGAAGGTCAGGGAACTATGCTTTATATGCCCTCGATGGTGGGTAGACAATTACCACAGGCTATTCCTTATCTGTTCGACGAAGTGTTCGCACTTCGGATAGTAGAAGATGATGACGGCAATGCTGAACGTGTTTTACAAACCGCAAAAGACTGGCAATACGAAGCCAAGGATCGTTCCGGTGCGTTAAACACATTAGAACCTGCAAATGTCGCC